GCTGAATTTTTAGCGCGCGGTTTGCGCGATGGCGTTGAAAGGAATCGCTTCTATGGTCATGCCTCGTAAATCGCTCGATCTTCACGTCGTGCAGAGTGGAGGGAAGCCGCGGAAAGACGTGCGAGATCGCGAATCGATCACCCCGAGATCGGCACCGATTAAGGGCATTCCGCGCAGGATGAATGCCGATCAGAAGGCGGTTTGGCGCGATCTCGCTCGGTCGCTGCCGGCTGGCCTGGTCCGGCTCTCCGATGCTGTGCGCTTCGAGGAGCTCGTCATTGCCGTGTGCGCGGAGCGCCAGCTACTTGAGGCCTTCAACGCCGACGGCGCGCAGGTCTACGTCAAGCCTCGCGGACGGCGCAAGGGTGGCATATCGCCGATTTGGCGCGAACTGTCGGCGCTGTCGGCGCGCGTGCGCGTGCTGTGTTCTGAGTTCGGCATGACGCCGCTGGCACGCGCACATGTGCAGCTGCCGCCGCCCCCGGCTCCCGCTAACCCGCTCGCGCGATTTCTCACGCCAAAATGAGCTCGCAGCGTTGCCAGGCGCAGGAGAATCCGGCCCCTGTCGTGATAGCTCGGGGCCGTGAATGCCTTCACTGTCGGCTGGTACTCCATATTTTGGCCTTTCGCCAGGGCAAGGGCTTCGACCGTCACATCTGCATTTCATGTGAGCGTTTGGCCGACCGCCTGCGTAGGGATAGCCCAGGCCGCCAGGCCCAGCTGGCGTGCGAGCTCGAGCGACGCCGCGAAGCGACGGCCTGGCGAAAATTTCAACGCAAACAGTCGATTCAAGCTGCCGAAGCGCTCTACGGCCGTGAATGTTGCCGCTGCCGGCAATCTCTTCCACTTTCAAGCTTTCGCGAAGGTTCGAACTACACCACGTGCCGGTCATGTTCGGCTTTGTATACCAAGCAGTGGATGGTTGACCATCCTGACCGCGCCAGGGAACTGCAGCGGTCGTGGCGAGCGGAGCATCGCGATTGTCTCAACGAGCGGGCCCGCGAGCTGTACCACGAGAGCCCTAGTAAGCGGCGAGAACGTCTGGAACGAGAGCGTATGACACTCGCCGATGGGTATCTTCGCAAGCTACTTCAAGTATCCGCGAAGAACGACGGGGCTCGATACCCAGAGGTCCCTCTCGCATTAATCGACGCCAAGCGCGCCCATATCTTCGTGCGACGCGCAATGCATCTTCTCAAGGAGCACGACATGAACGCACCGGACAAGACTATCGCGGGGCTCGTTCAGCTTGCCTCGATTAAAACTACCGGAGACCTGCGCAGAGTGGTCGCCGAAAGCATGCTCGCTCTTACGCGCGGGCAGATCGGCAGGGAAGACGTGGACCGGCTGGCGAAAGGCCTACAGGCAATCAACGAGAGCCTGAACGCCGAGGTTAAGGTCATGCGAATGAAGATCGAAATGCACCGCAAGGGAGGCGGCGAGCTTGGCGAGCTCACTCACCTGGGAAACCTATTGATCGGCGGCGACGATATCCGGCCTGATGATTGATCGCGTCTCAGTCTATGCCCGCGAAGTTCTGGCCGGCACGATCGTCGCTGGCCCCTTTGTGCGCGCGGCCTGCGAGCGGCATCTGCGCGATCTTCAGGCGGCGCCTCGCGGGGGATTTGCGTTTCACCCTAGACTAGTCGAACGTGCCTACGAATTTTTTCACGATGCCTTGCGGCTCAATGCTGGCGAATTCGAGGGCGTGCCGTTCGTCCTGAATCCATGGCAGGCCTTCATCGTTGGCTCGATCTTCGGCTGGCTCGCCGCGGACGGCTCGCGCCGCTTCCAGGTCGCCTACATTGAGGCCGGAAAGGGGTGCGGCAAATCACCGATGGCTGCTGGGATCGGCCTGTACATGCTCATTGCCGACGGCGAGGCACGCACCGAGGTCTACGCCGCAGCGTCGAAGAAAGATCAGGCCATGATCCTGTTTCGCGACGCCGTCGCGATGGTGGAACAGTCGCCGGCGCTGGCCGAATGCGTGCATCGCACGGGCGGGGCCAATGTCTGGAACCTGTCTTTCCAGAGCTCGTTTTTCCGTCCGTTGGCGAGCGACGATTCGCAGTCCGGACCGCGCCCGGCCTGCGCGCTGATCGACGAGCTCCACGAGCACCGCGACGGCAACGTGCTCGAGATGCTGCGCGCCGGCTTCAAGGGGCGCCGCTCGCCGCTGCTGTTCATCACGACAAACGCCGGGTTCGACCGCGCGTCGATCTGCTGGCTGTATCACGACAAGGCGCTCAAGGTCGCGGCCGGCACGCTCACGGACGACCATTTTTTCAGCTACGTCTGCGCGCTCGACGAGGGTGACCGGCCTTTCAAGAGCGAGGCCTGCTGGGTGAAAACGAACCCGAACCTCGGGCACTCGATCCGGCTGCCCTATCTGCGCGGCCAGGTCGCCGAGGCGCGGCTGATGCCCGCGAAAGAGTCGATCGTCCGGCGCCTGCACTTCTGCGAGTGGGTCGACGCGGCCTCGCCGTGGATCTCTGGCGACGCCTGGCGCGCCTGCGAGGTCGAGCCGCGCGGCGCGTTGCTGGATTGGATCGCGCCGGCCGACGAGTCGGTCACGCTGGCCGTCGACCTGTCGCTGACGACCGACTTGTCAGCGCTCGCGCTGGGCTCGGAGGTGGGCGAGACGTGCCGCCTGGCGGTGGAGTTCTGGACGCCGGCCGACACGCTCCGGGCCCGGGCCGACCGGGACGCGATCGACTATCCGCTCTGGGTCAAGCAGGGCCACCTGAACGCGGTGCCGGGCTCGACGCTCGATTACACCGTGATCGCGCGGCGCATCGCCGAAATCGCGACCCGCGTGCGCGTGAAGCAGGTCGTGTTCGACCGGTACAAGATGCCTTATTTGCGCGCGGCCATGGACGGGCTGGGCCTGTCACTTCCTCTCGTGGAGCATCCGCAGACCTTCGTGCGCATGGCGAGTTCGCCGCTTTGGATGCCCGAATCGATCAACCAGCTCGAGCGCGCGCTGCTGCATCGCACGGCGGCGATCTGGCGCAATCCGGTGCTCACCTGGTGCGCGGCGTCGGCCGTCGTCAACCTCGACGAGCAGGGCTCGAGGATCTTCTCGAAACGGAAATCGACCGGCCGGATCGATGGCCTGGTCGCCGCGACGATGGCGATCGGGGCGCTGCGCACGGCGCAGACGCAGCTCGACGTCGCGCTCTGGATTGCGTGAAGTAACGCATTCCGTTACCGATGATTGGAGGGGGTCTAGTCGACCGTGGGTAACGGAAACCGTTACACTGCTCGACAATGCAGCAGTTATCCCTCTCCCTGACGCCGGCCATGACGCCGGCAACGATCCGCGAGTACCGCAAGCGGGCCGGCCTCACGCAGGCGCAAGCGGCGACCCTGACGATGCTCGCGCACAAAATCCGATGGAGCGAGTACGAGCGCGGCGTCGCGACCATGGACGTCGCGCGGTGGGAGCTGTTTCTCCTGCTGACCGGCCAGCATCCGCACTACGCGCCGCTGGTGGCGCGCTAGAGGATCGTCCGCATGACCCGATCGGCGATCTCGGCCATCGAGGCGTCATGCGGGCGCCAGGCGATCTCGGCCGGCTCGCCCGGCGCGATCACGTCGGCGCGCCGCGGGTAAATATCGCCGATATAGACCCAAAAGCCGCCGCGCGATTCGCATGCCGCCCGCATCATGGCGTCCTTGTCCTTGTCCTCGATCCAGGTCGACACGCAGGCGAGCATCGTCCCATGGGACATGGCGTCGGCCAGGGCGTTGAAGGAGGCCGTGAATTCGGGCGACGCGCCGTGGCCCGGCGCTTCATCGCCGAACTGCAGCACGACGACAGTTAGGCTCGGTTCCACGGCGGCCGCCCAGGTGGAAATCTGGCTGCGTGCGCCCACCGGGTCCGTCTCGAGCTGCGAATAATTCTGAATGAACGCGGGCCCGCGACCATGGCGCTTGAGTACCAGATGCGCATAATCGTGATCGGCATCCGAGGCCGCCATGCCTCGCCAGCTGTTCCAGCCGATGGACGGATCGGGCCCCTGGGTCGTGATGGCATTGCCGTAGATCAAGACCTGGAACGGGTCGAGCGGCTTCTCGGCTTCTTGGCTGCCACCGCCGCCGCCGCAGGCGGCAAGCATCGAGGCGACGACGAACAGGGCGAATAGGCGAGCGGTTTTCATACTGGGTTTATCGGCATATCGGCCTCGCCAATTAGCGCCAACTTGACGGAAACTGTTCGTTAGGCGAACAATCCCGGTCCATGAGCTCTGCCGAACGTCAACGCCCGCCCCCGGGTGTGCGCCGGTCGCTCCCCGACCCCTCCGAGCGACGGTCCGCCGGCTCGGCACCTCCCGCGACTGCACCGCAGCCGCCGAAGGTCGCCGGCCGTGAGCGTCCCTAGCACCGCCCAAGAGATCGTCCGCGTCGAAAAGCGCGGCGGTTTCCCTGTCGCCGCTCCGGCGTCGGCGGCGCCTGCTGTTGGCGACGGCATCCGCTTTCGGGTCTCAAACGAGGACGTCGACTCGTATGGCGACGTCGTCATGCAGGCCGGCCTCGAGTTCCCCGCTGCACTCCCCGCCGTCGCCGACCATTCGCACAGCCTGGACGCCGCCATCGGCGACTGGCATTCGGTGGAGCGCAATGGATCCGAAACGCTGGCCACGCTGCGCCTGCTGCCCCAAGGTGTCTCGCGCTCGGCTGACCTGGTGCGCGCGCTGCATGCGGGAAGTTTTCCGCTCGCGAGTTCGGTCTATTTCGACATCAAACGGTCGGACATCCAGCCGATCCTGAAGGCCGGCACGAGCGGCCGCCAGGTGCAGACCGGCTCGCGCTACATGCGCGGCCAGGTTCGCGAGATCACCCTGACTCAATTCCCGGCGAACCCGGCGGCCGTGGCCGTCGCGCGCTCGCTCGGATTCAACGACGCCGAGCTGGCCGCGCTGTCGCGCCCCGAGCCTGCCGCGGTGTCCATCGCTCGCACCACTTCGGCTGTCGCCGGTGCGCCTGCCATTCAAGGCCCCATCATGGACTTCGCAGAACAGATCACGGCCGCCATGGCCGCCCACGACACCGCCCAATCGGCGCTTGCCACCGCCGGCACGAACTACGAACACGACGCGAGCGAGGCGAACCTGCAGGCCGTGCAGCGCGCGACGGCCGAAGTTGACCAGGTGTCCGAGCGCCTGACGGTACTGCGCAGCGCGCAGGCCGCGGCCGCTCGGCGCGCTGTCGCCGCCCCCGCACCGGCGCCGGCAGCGCCGGTCACGGCGGTGACCCGTGCCCTCACCGCGGCGCCGCCAGCGGCTCCCGCCATCGTGCATCGGCGCCCGGGCACCGGGGACGTCGTGGTCGGCACGCGCCTGGCGCAGCTCGTCATGGCCGCCGGCGTCGCGCGCTCGCGCCGAATTTCGGTCGAGCAGGTCGTTTCCGAGGCCTTTGCGAACGACCAGGACATGATCAGCATTGCGCGTGCGGCCTCGAGCGCGGCAGATACGACCACCGCGGGCTGGGCGGCCGAGCTCGTGCGCACCGAAATCCGCGCCATGCTCGATACGACCCAGATGCCCAATTCCATTTGGCCGGTGCTTTCGGCTGCGGGCACGTCGATGAACTTCAACGGCGCGCACTCTATCTTGATCCCGCAGATGAACGTCGGGACGACGGCGCTCGGCGCCTGGGTGGGCGAGGGCGGGACGATCCCGGTCGTGCAGGGCACCTTCTCATCGAAGCGCCTGTATGCCTACAAGGTCGCCGGCATCATCCCGATCACGAAGGAACTCCAGCGCATGAGCGACCCGGAAGCGGTCGCAACCATGCGCGAGCTGCTGCGGCAATACCTGTCGAACCTGCTCGACTCCTCGATGATCGACGCCTCGGCCGAGGTGACGGGCGTCCGGCCGGCGGGCCTCCTGAACGGCGTCACGCCGATCACGGGCACCGCGGGCGGCGGCTACGAGGCGCTGCGCTCGGACCTCGAGGCCGTCACGAACGCCTTCACGGCTGCGGGCGTGGGCTCTCGGCCCGTCCTGCTCGTGCCGCAAAGCAAGGCGTTCCGACTGAAGACGATGGTCAATGCCCTCGGGCAGCTCGTCTTTCCGAACTTCGAAAACCAGGCGCTCGGCTTCCAGATTGTCCCGAGCCAGTTCGTGCCTGCCACGACGGCGATTGCGGTGGCCGCCGAGAAATTTGCGAGCGCCATCGACCCGCTGGAGTTCGACACGAGCGAGGAGGCGACGCTCACGATGGCGAACGCCGACGCCACCGCACCGACGCAAGCCGGCGCCGCGATCGGTGGGGGTGCGCTCGGCACGGCGCGTCAGGTCATCCCGGATGGCGGCATCCCGATCTCGGGCGGTGTCGGCGCCTCCACGACGGGCTACACGGCGATGTCGCTGTTTCAAGCCTGGAGCGTGGGCCTGCGCATCGTCATTCCCTCGAGCTTCGGTATCACGCGCGCCGGCGCCGTGCAAGAAGTCACGGGGATCACCTGGTGATCGGTGCTGCGCTCCTCGTGATCGCGCTCGTGCTGTTCGTGCTCGCGGCGGCCGGCGTGACGCATCAGCGCGTGCAGTTCGTGCCGCTCGGGCTTGCCTTCTGGGTGCTGGAGGCGCTCCTTCGTGCCCGGCCGCCGTGATCGGTGGCCTTAATTCCTGACGCCGCAGTCTGACTTCGCAGTTGCCCGCGCGCGTCCTTTGAACCCCCCGGCGAGCCTTCCTCCCTTGCATCCCCCTAGTCGCCGGGGGATCTTTTCTTCCGAGGAGTCGCGCGATGAGCCAGTCGATTTATCTCGCCGATCCGGCCGTCGCGGCGGCCTACTACGTGGCGCCGGGCGAGTGGGCGCTGGTGGACGACGACCAGGCCGGCTGGCTGGTCGCGAACCGGCACGGCTACACGCTCGCGCGACCGGGGGCCTTGCCCGCGGCGGGGTTCGTGAACCCGCTGGCGCCGCTGCCCTTCATTCCCTACCCGGGCGCCATTCCCGGGCCGAGTGCCGCGCCGCCGCCTGTGCCACGTCGTCTCTTGAAGCGCAGCGCCCCGAGCGCGGATGTCGCATGACGCTCGTCATCGTCTTTGCCTTTGACCCGGTGGCCGAGCTCGATGATCGGACGGGGTTGCTCCCCTGCGCGTCGGATTTGGCCGAGCGGCTCATCGCGGAACACCGCGTCGAGCGCCCGGGCGTCCACGTCCACGAGGCGCTGCGCTACATGCGCGGCAGCCTGGCGCATGCGGCCGCGCGCGACGAGCTGCGCCGGGCCCGTTCGGCCATCCCCGAGCCAGGCGCGGATCCGCCGTCGCCACGTCGCGGCCGCCCACCGAAAGCGCGCGAGGACTCGAACACATGAGCACGGTGTCCGTCATGCGTTCGATTTTCTCGGGCCTCGGCTTCGGGATTGGAATTCGCCAGCCGGCGATGGGCCCGCTGTTCACCGGCTACGGGTTCGACCGTGCGTTCTGGTGCGCCGCGCCGCACGAGCTCGATCCGTTGGACGGCACGGGTTGGCAGCGCAATCTGACGAAACTCGGCTGCGGAGCGCTGCCGGTCATCGAGGCGATTTACACGCTCTACGCGAACGCCTTCGCGCAGCTGCGCCCGCACCATCGGCGTATCGATTTGGCCAGCGGCGCCGTCGACGAGGTGACCTCGTCGCCCGCGGCGCGGCTGCTGATCCAGCCGAACGACTACGAAAGCGGGGCCACTCTGTTTTCGCGCATCGCCTGCGACTGGCTCACCGGCGAGGCGCTCGTGATTGCGCAGGTCGACGGGCGAAACGACCCGTCCGCGTTGCACCTGGTGCCGCGCGGGTGCTGGAGCCCGCGCATCGACCCGCAAACGCGCGCAGTCTTCTACTTCGTCGCGAACGAGGAGTCGCTGCTATTCACGCCCCAGGTGCAGATCGACGACGTCGAGCAGGGCCGCCTGATGGTGCTGCCGGCGTCGAACGTGATGCACCTGCGCTGGCGTACCCCGCGCCATCCGCTGGTGGGCGAGAGCCCCTACGCCGCGGCCGGCCTGGCGGCGGGGGTCAACGTGGCGCTGTCGCGGGCGCAATTGCTGTTCGTCGAGAACATGCGCCGGATTTCGACGGTGCTCACGACCGACCAGCTGCTCAACGCCGAGCAGATCACGACGCTGCGCGCCGCCTTCGACAAGCAGTCCGCCAACTGGGCCACCGGCGGGATCCCGATCCTCGGCGGTGGCTTGAAGATGAGTTCGGCCAACCTCACCGCGATCGACGCCAGCGTGATCGGCTCGCTGCGCTTTTCGAACGAGGAGATCGCGCGCTGCGCCGGCGTCCCGCCGCCCATGTATGGCGACCTGACGTCGGGCGCCATCACCTCGAGCGAGATCCTGGTGCGGCACTGGCTCTCGGTCTCGCTCGGCGGCTTGATCGAGCGCTTCGAGCGCGAGCTCGATCGGCTCTTCCGCATGAATGGGCGCGACAACCTGGTCGAGATGTCGACCGAGGCGCTCCTGCGCTCGGATCTGGCGACGCAAGCCGCGGCGCTCGCCCAACTCGTGCAAGGGGGCGTCCTCATGCCCGACGAGAGTCGCAAGCAACTCGGCATCGGGCCGGCCGATGGCGGCGACCAACTGCTCGTGCAGCGGCAAATGGTGCCGCTCACGCTCGCGGCCGACCTGGCTGCGGCGGAACTGAAAAACCTTGTCGCCCCGCCCCCGCTGCCCGGGATGCTCAAGCCGACCGACCTTCCGAAACCCGCGGACGAGCAACTCACGGCCACGGCGCAGCGCGCCATGCGCACGGCCATCCAGCGCGCGAAAGAGGTGCAACCATGACCCCGGAAGAGTTCACCGGCATCGGTCGCGCCGTCGCCGAGGAAATCACCACCGCAACGCGCCAGGCCGAGGCGGCGCTCGAGGTGCTGCGCTCGGAAGTAACGCGCCTGCGCGCGCTCGCCGAAAGCCCGATCGCCGCCCTGGTGCTCGACGGCGAGGGCACGCTGCACCTCGTGCAGCGGTCGGGCGAGCGCCTGAATGCGCGTCTGCCCAACTTTCACGAGCTCGTGCAAGCGGCGATGAGCGCCGCACGCGACGAACTCCGCGAGGAACTCCGAGGCGAGCTGCAGGCCGGCATCGCACGCACGTTCGAGACGATGGGCAACGCGCCGGCGTGGAGCGCGGCCGCGGTCTACACCGAGGGCCAGATCGTGCAGGCCCACGTCGGGCGAACCTACCGCGTACGCGCGGGCGTGCGAGCGACCCTCGGCCAGCAACCCGGCGACCATCCTGACCAGTGGGAGCGCCTGGGAACCGGCGGCTTTCGCGTCTTCAAGAGCCGCCCGGAGCAACTCGAGGCCGGCGACATCTTCACCGACGCGGAATCGCGTTTCATGCACGACGGCGCGGCGACGATCCTGTTCGTCCCAAAGGCGGCCAAGGTTAGCGACATCGAGCGCGCGATCAAGGGGCCGCATAACCTGGCGCAGGCCGTGCAGGCGCAACTGCGCGAGCAGTCGGGACAACTCGAGGGGCTCACGCAGGGCGTGCAACGCAGTGCGGGCGCCGTCGCAGAGGTCCGCCACGAGCTCGAGGCGCTGGATCGGCGCCTGAACGATCTGCTGCGGGAGTGAGGCGGCGTCATGTTCCACGGGAAACCTTCGCTCGCTCTCCTGGCTTCGACGCTGGTGGGCTGCGTCTCGATGCAGGGGCCGTGTTCGCTCGAGACCGACGCCGCCGGCGGCATGACCTCGCTGCAATGCGATGCGAGCGGCTCGGCCACGATCCTCGCCCCCTCACGCGCGATCGAAGCGACGCGGGCAACGTCGGAAGCCTCGCCATGAATCAACTTTCTGTCGATCGCGCCACGCTGCCGGCGGCCATGCTCGACCTGGCAAAGACGCATTTGCGCGTGAGCCATGCGCGCGACGATGCCCTCATCACCAGTTATCTGGCCATGGCGCTGGCAACGGTGGAGCGGCGCTGCAGCATCAACCTCAACGAGGCGACGTTCGACATTGATTTGCATCACCTCGAAACGACATGCTGCAAACCCGTCCCGACGCATGTGCGCATTGCACTGCCGGTCAACAACGTCGACACGTTCACGGTCATCGATGGCGGCGGCGCCGACCAATCGGCGGACTACGTCGTCGAACAGTCGGACATCGACGGGACCGGGACGGCCTACCTGGTCGGGCCGCCGATCACCGCGCTGGATTGGACGATGCTCGTCGACGTCGGCATGCCGGACGCCGACACCATGTCGCCGGACGTGCTCGCCGTGGTGCTGCGCATCGTGGCCGCGTACTACGAAAACCGCGAATCCTCGTCCCCGGTTTTTGTCGATGACTTCGCTTCGGAGCTCCTCAGTATCTGGAGGCCGACGGTATGAAAATCGGACTCATGCGCCGCACGCTGCATTTCGAGCGGCCCACCTCCACGCGCGACGACTACGGCTCGCCCCAGAAAACCTGGGCCGACGTCGCCACGGTGAGCGCCTCGGTCGACGCGATTTCCGGGCGCGAATACTTCGCGAGCGATCGAGATCTCGCAACCTTGCTATGGCGCATCGTCATTCGAGAGATTCCGGGCGAACAGGTCGAGCCCGATTGGCGCGCCACCGACATCGATTCTGGTGAGGTGTTCGACGTGCGCGCCGTGCTGCCGTCGCATGACCGCGACCAGCTGACCCTCGCCGCCTCGAGCGGTTCGACCGAACCCTGACCCCAAGGAGCCCGCATCATGAAAGTTAAATCTGTCGCTCATCTCTACCTCACGCCCACCGGCTGGACCGCGCCGCCGCCCGAGGCCCTCACCGACGTGACCGCCGCCGCGCCGGCCGTGGTCACTGCGGTGGCGATGCCCGCGAGTGCGGTGGAGGGCGCTTACGTGGTCTTTGCCGACACGGCGCAGGCCGATCTCGACGGCTATGCGTTCCAGATCACCAACCCGGACACGACGGCCAAGACCTTCGAGCTCGAGGACACCGATCGCACGGCGCAGACCGCCGCCACGACAGGCACCTTCCAGGCGTTTTCCATCGCCACGGGCGGCGACCTGATCTCGGCGTGCATGGCCAATGTGACGGTGACGGGCGTGGCGCCCGACTCGATCGCCCTGGACGATATGTGCGGGAATGCGACGGTGCTCGGCGACCCCAAGCCCCCGACCTTCACGTTCTCGGGCTTCGTCGACAACTCCTCGGCGGGCTTTCGCAACCTGGTCCAGGCCTCGCTCGAGAGCCCGAAGGCGACGCGCTATCTGCTTATCGACTACGGCGCGGACGTGGGCTACATCTTCGGGCAAGTTGAAATTGGCGAGATGACGATCACGGCGGCCGTCAATGCCGGCCTGCAGTTCTCCGGGTCGGGCATCTTCACCGAGATTCCCACCTATTCGTGGGCGCTCGCCGCCGAGGCGCTCGCATGAGCGCCGAGGCCGGCTACGAGCTCCAGCGCGAGCCCGTGGAGGGGGCGCTCGCGGTGTTTCTGGGCGCGCCCGCGGTGCCGGTAGACCTGCGCGAGCTCACCTACGGCGAGTTGCAGCGCGCCATGTACGAGGTGAGCGGCACGCGCCAGATGGCGCAGTCGGTGCTCGCCGCGACGCTGGCGGTCAACGGCGAGCCGATCGGCCTGGACGAGCTCGACGCGCTGCCCGGGCGCTTCGCGCGCGAGCTCGGCGCGCTGCTCACGCGCACGATGGCCATGCACGGCCTGCTCGGAACCCCCGAATCCGAGACGCCCGCGGGGGAGGCATGAGCGCATCCGAGCAAATCGTGTTCGGCATCGCCGCCCGGCTCGGGCGCTTTGCCCACGAGGTGCAGGCCTTGTCCGCGCGCGAGGTCGACGCCTGGGTGCGCTACTTCCAGGCCTGCGAGGCCGCGCGCGGGCCCGACGCCGACGCGCTCGACCTGCGCTCGCTCACGCCCGAACAGCGGCGCGCCATTTTTCCGGGCCGCTAGGAAAGACCATGGCCACGCTCAGTCCGTCCGAACAGGAGGTCATCGCCGCGCTGATCGACGCGCTCGATCCGGTGCCGGTCTGGTGGGGCTATGCGCCGCAGGAAAGCGCCGACCTCCCGCCGTCGCTGCCGATGGTCGTGGTCATGCGCACGAGCGCGATCGTGCGCACCGACTGGGACGACATGTGCGACTTGCCGCCCGGCGATCCGCTGGCCGCCAACATCACTTTGCAGATCCGCATCTGGAATGCCCAGGACTACGCGGCGGCGCGCGACCTCATGGCCGACGCGCGCGCCGCGGTGCGTGAGTTGGGGGGATGGAACGAGCAGAGCGAATTCGACACGCGCGACGGCGAGCTGCGCGCCTGGCTGATCATCTCGGACTGGCTGGCCGAAGCGGCGCCGCTGGAGTGAGGCCGCCCCCGCCATGGCGACCATCATCCCGCGCACCAAGACCGTCGACCTCGGCGGCGGGCAGATCGGCCAGCGTGAGACGCTCGCGCAGGAGATGACCGATCAGAGCCTCGAGGACGTGCGGGCCTGGATTCGCGACA